TGAGTTACACTGAAAAAGAACTTTTCGATTATATGGACTCTCGCCGGCCGGTTCGCGTCGAGTGCACGGACGGAGCGGTTTTTGTTGGTCCATGCTGGGCTTATGGCGCTGCACTCAGTGAAGAAGAGTTTGGTATGGCCGAGCCATTGCTGGATGTCGGCGGTACGACTCTGCGCATCAGTGATATTGAGAAAATCGAATTCGCAGACTGAGCATAGACGGTGGGAGGCCATATGACAGAACAGGTGATCAAAGCTATTGAGAGCATCCTGGCAAAAGACGACCGCGTGGAGTTGATCCCCATGCCGGGCGGGGAAGTAAAAGTCATCCGCATCCGTCGGGATCCTGTAAAAATTAAATCATGACCTCGCTCTAAGTGGTGAGCGGGAAGAGCTGAGTGGAGCTGATAGGAGAGATCCTGTCGGCTCCATTTTTTGTTGATTTCAGGTTGTTCCTGTTTTCAAGTTAATTCGCCGCGCCCGGGCGTAATGCAGGGCGGCCGCCAGGGGGCGCGACCCCCGTACAAAAAAGCGTAGCGGAGAGAGGAGAAACAGATGAAGCGAGAATTCCTTGAGAATCTGAAAGTCGGAGACCAGCCGCTCTCCAAAGAAGTGATCGACGCGATCATGGGCGAGAACGGCAGGGATATCGAAGCGGCCAAGAAGCCTTTCGCGGACTACGAAAGCATCAAAGAGCAGTTGCAGACTGCCAAGGATGGCCTGAAGAAGTTCGAGGGCGTCGATGTGGCCCAACTCCAAGGGGAGATCACCAAGCTTCAGGGCCAGCTTACCGACAAGGATAAGGAGTGGCAGGAAAAGATG